CATTGTAGTCATTGGGCTTGGTATTACCTGTGGTTTTACAATATCTTTAATTATTTCATCAATAATTTTTGGATTAATGGGTTGAATATCAATAGGAGGAACAATAATAGGCGCAGGAACATTGCCGCCTGGTGGTATCACAAATGAACCTTTACCTACTGCTGCAAGGTATTTATTTAATTCTGCAAGAGCAGTTTTCCAACCCTCGCCTGCTGCTAGCCCTGCTGCATCCCAGCCTGAGCCAAGATTCACATTGCCAGTAACTGAGGCGATGTATTGGAGAACTTGATAGTTGGTTAAATTCCACTTACTAGCAAGAAGGTTTACTTCCTCGCTTGAAATCTTTTCATCAGCGATAACCATTAAAATATCGGCGTATCGTTGCGCTGCAATATTCATACGCTCAGTTGCATTATAGTTAGCAAGGAGTTGGTCGTACATATTCTTTTGAGCAAGGTTTTGTTCTTTAAGAAGGTTTAATCTAACTGCCTCAAGTTGAATTGGGTCAGTTTCAGATGTAGGTGTAACACCCATTGCCTTTAATTTATTTAAGGCTTCTTGAGTTGCCGCTTGCTTTCTTTGCGCATCAGTTAGTTTTATTGTATTGCCAAGTATTTTACCGCTATTAGAAACTATTGCGGCGCTTGATTTAACAATAGGAGGGCCATAAACATTTCCCCAGCCAGTAGATAATTTATCTAATTTTTTCTTTTGCTCATCAATAACATCATTAGTTTTAAATAATTGTTTGTAGGCAACTAATGCAGCAGTTGCAGCAACAACAGAGGCACCAGCGGTTGCCAAACCAGTAGCAATACCTGCTGCGGTTGCGGCTGCTGCTTGAAGGCCAAACGCTGTTGCTAAAACTCTTACTGCACCTGTTAAGGCAATTATTCCCGCAAACACCTTAGCGCTTGCAAAAGCAGTTAATAATACAGAACCAAAAACTTTAATAGTTCCAATGTTGCGTTGAATATAATCAAATAAATCAAAAACTTGAATTATTAATGCAGGAAGTTTAGTTAAAATTGTATCTAAACTGGTTGCTAATTTATCTTTGTTGGCGTTAATCCAAGCCTCTAATTGAGGCAAAACTTTTGTAGTAATTACATCGGCAAATTTTTCAATAACTGGTAAAAGGGCATAACCAAGGGTTTCAAGAACTTCACCATAGGCGATATTTAAACCTTTTAATCTATACTCTAAAGTTTGAGCGCGTTTAGCGGCTGCTCCTGCTGTTTCTTTATTTACCTCGGCTAATGCTTTTCCATAGTTTTTAGATTTAATTGTGGCAAGGCTTAAACCTGGAACTAAATTTTTAAGAGCCTTAAATTGTCCTGCGCTTGCTTTTATTATTGCACCAACGCTAGTTGCCAAATCAGCACCTGATTGAGCGCTAACATTAAGTGCGGTTCCAAGTAATTCTTGACCACCTGCAATTGAACCTGTGGCTGCGGTTAGGCGGGCTAATGCGGGCCTTAACTCATCATCAGTAACATTAACTTCTTTTTGTAATAAAGTTATGTAATCCTCAGTGCTAGCGATAGCAGCATCGGTAGCGCCAACAGTATTGCGTAAAGAATTAGCAAGTAATGCTTGGCTCTTTTGATCCTCCATAGCAGCACGAACTGCATCAGTTCCTACTTTAACAGTGAACGCACCAACGGCAGCACCTGCTGCGGCAAATGCTAACGCTGATCTTTTAGCAAATTTATCAAAATCTTTACCAAGTTTGGCTATATCTTTTTGAGCAGCCTTTGAACCTTTAGCAGAGTATTGAGTGATGATCCTTGCAATTACTGCGCCAACGGCCATCTCAACTCCTACCATTCAAATTAGTTTGTAATGTTTTTTTAGCATCCTCTAAGGCTGCTGCAACTCGCCTTTGAATTTCATCTTTATCTTTATCAACAACTGCCCAAATAAGGCGGGAGGCTTTGCCGAATGAATTGCTTAAATATCTAATAAATTGATTTCTTGATGCGTTGCCACGCCTGCCTGCAACTTCAAATATTGCACCAGCAGCGCTCTTATTAATTAACGCACCAGCGCTAGTGGTGTAATCACCACGAACTTTACCTTGCGCTCTGCTTTTTACAATGCCTGTTTGAATTTCACTAACATCCCACGCTGGCCAGCCTGCGCCACCGCGAGTTCTTGGATTAGCGGCTGAAGTTTTACGCCAGCCGCGCATCGGAGTTCCATAAACAGGATTAGTAAATTGAACGACTAAATTATCTGCTGATCTTTCAGCGCTAGTTAATGCGTCATTAATTACTTTGTTAAATTTTCTAGCCGCTGCTTTATCAAATTGTTTTAAGGCATCTTGCGTTTCCTTGATACCTGTTAAAACGATAACCTCATCAGCCATATTTATTTGCCTTTGCTCTTTCCTTTAGATAGGCGAACATTGCTTCTAAGACACCATCAGGGGCATCTATCAAATCAATAGGAGAGATGCCCAACTCCACCGAGGCCGTTGCAATTGCAAAGGTTAGGCTATCTCGGTGGATTCTAAATTTGGGTCGCTGATCATTTCGACGGAAATTAACGAATCTAAAAATTCTGGGCCAAAAGGTTTTACAACTCGGCCATTATCTTTTAAAGATTGCCAAGCGAGGTAGTAGATGTGTTCCATCTTTTGATCCTCTGAAAACAATTTTGCCAATCCTTTGCCAAACTTCTGCTCAAAAGCAACGATGGTGCGAGGGCGCAACACATAAGTTGCATCTACACCATCGTTAGTTTTGATTTTTAGTGATAGTCCATCCATTTTATTTCCCCCTTAGTTGATTATGATGTTGCTTTTGTTATTGTACCTGACACTGGCCAGGTAACGCTTGCAGTGCTTAATTCTCCAACAGCACCTGATAATGGTTGCCATTCTGAAACTAAAGCATTGAATGAATATGATGGATTTGTTGCAGTTGTACTTCCTGCTACTGGTTTTACAACCATTGCAGCAGATGTTCCGATTGTTGGGTAAATTATAGATTCTAAAGCACCAGATGCAAAATCCTGGAAAAATTCTATTGTTACTTGATTATCGGCTAATCCTGCTACGCGGGTGCGAGCAGTGTTTCCAAATGAAGTTGTATCTACAACATCTAGTGATGTACTTAAAGTTACTGAACTTACATAACTTGAAATATCAGTGCTTGCGAAAGTAATTGAAGCGTTGGTTAATACGATTCTTGCCATTATGCAACCGCCTTAGTGATTGCTCCTGAAATTGGCCAAGTAACACTTGCAGTAGCCAATTCACCAACTGCGCCTGAAAGTGGTTGCCACTCTGAAACTAGGGCAGAAAATGTATAGGAAGGGTTTGTTGCGCCAACTGTTGTATCAACTGGTGTAACAACAACAGTAGTTGCAGTTCCTAACAGTGGATAAATTGTTTGTTCAACATTTGATGTTGCGAAATCTTGATGAAATTCAAGAGTTACAGAATTATCTTGCAAACCAGCAACGCGAGTTCTGGCTGCGGTTGATGAAAACCCTGTTGTTTCAACTACATCAGCACTAGTACTTAGGGTAACGCTTGCAATATGATCTGATAAATTTACTGAATTTATCGTAACCTTTGCATTGGTTAAAACGATTCTTGCCATTATTTGTCGGCTCCTTCTTGGATTGCTGGTTTGGTTGTTCCCCCAGTTGCCTTAATGTGGTTGCCAGCAATCAATGCTTCGATGTTGGCTCCTGCATTAAGCAATTCTTTTTCGGTGATTGTATCACCTTTGATTTTGTTACAAACTTTTAATTCTGAAGTAATTGTGTAAAACATTTTTTCTCCTTATCCATAAAGTGTTACGCGGTATCTATAAGATAGAAATAAAGCGCCAGCAGATTCGTAAGTGCCACCTTCAGCGCTAATAACCCTAAGTGTGTTTACTGCTCCACCTAAAGTTCTATCACCTTCAATTGCAGTTTTTATTGAGCCAGCACCTGTTCCTGCTAGAAAAGCATCTAACTTATCCTGAGCAACTCTTTCTGATAGGCGTTGAACAATCACCAACACATCGCAATTTGCTTGGTCTAAACCTCGCGCATTGTTTAAATCGAAGGTGAAATCTAATTGACCAACAATCGCTGCTGGTGGGCTAACAGTATCTGGAATTAAATCATAAACTCTAAGCCCAGTAATTGTTTGAAGGCGAGTTTTTAAACCATCTCTAACATTACTTGGGATCACTTAGCCAAGCCGCCGTTCTTGCGGAATGGGCGAAGTAGAACTTCAACATCAGCATCTAGGCGAGAATACAATCTAACAGTTCCCATTTCAGGGCTACCAGCAATTCCAAATGGTGATTGCCTGCGACCAAATAAGCGTGATGATTGAATCAGAGTAGCCATATTTACTTCAGGTGGTACTGCTGAGAATCCCCAAACACCTTTAATTCTAAGTGATTGAGGTAATTGATAAGGAAAAATATAACTGCCAATTGCTAAAACTCTATTGTAAGGCCAAGATTTAATTGGGTTATTTATTGGCTCAACCATATAATCGCTAGTTGCCCAAACAGTTCCATAGGTAAAATCAAAATTATCATCAGTAGCAATTTCACTAACTGTTATTATATCATCGATGTTTACTGTATATGGATCAAGTGGAGTGTAATAGCGAGTTACTGTTGATTGAGTAGTGCCATTAACATAAAAGAAACGCTCAGTATAATCATCAATCATCCTACTAGCAGAAGTAATAGCAGCCTCTAAAGCAGTATCATCTACTGAATCAGTGATATTTAATGAGGCTTTTAATTCAGCCAATGTGCAGTAGCCGTTAGTTATTGCCACGCTTTATCCTTCTTTCCGCTTTAGGTAAAATCGCTCTTTCAAGTTGCGGCTGGGCAGTAGCCGTTTCTTTAGGTTTAATTCTTTTATTAAAAATCTTTTTTAATTTTTCCATAATTTATGGTGCCTATCATCTAGCCAGTATGATTTTTGATGAGGCAAAATTGCCCCTGTATGCACATATATTGGAAATCCAAGGGAACGAATGCGACGGCTGAAAAGTAAATCCTCGCCTATCCATTCGCCATTTACTGGCCCATCCCAAAACCAACACCAATTTTTACCCATACTAGGATCGGCTGTTTCACGCATTTTTTCTAATACGCTGCGATGAATTAGTAGGCAACCAGTGCCTGCGGCATCTATTTCAAAAACTTTGTTCTCATCATATTTATAGAGAGGTAAGAATCCCTCTGGTGCATCTTGGAATATTGCTGGAACTGGTTTTGGATATTCACTCTTGCCATCATTAAAAGCAGCAAATACCAATCCTGCTACAACTGGCCGTTCTAAATCGTGGGCGGTATCAATCAACTTATCAAAAGTTGCAACACCTAATTGTTGATCGCTGTCCACCATCAAAAGCCAATCAGATTTTGTACTATCCAAAAATTGTTTAACTATTTGATTACGAATCTTAGAAAGTAATCCTGAACCTTTAACTCTTACAAACGGCCCTAATCTTGATGATCTTGATTGGGCTAATTGAATTAATGTATATGCGAATGAGCCATTTACTTGGCCTGAATCGCAAGAACCTATTGTTACTTTATGTGCGCTTTTCATAGTTCCCCCGAACTACTTAGGAGTTTAGGTGGCTTAATCGGGGGAGGTTAAGCCACCTAAACAGTTCTTAATTGCCTTCTAAATTAGAAG